AGAATTGTTTAAAAATATAATTAGAGAAGATCTAATTAAAAGAGGAAAGTATATTAATGAAAAAAAATTAAATACTTTAGTAGATGATCTAGCAGGACATTTTCCATTTCAAAGATTTGAAAAAACAAAATATACTGATGATGTTAAAGATCTTATATTTGAAAGATATGCTTTTAACAGACCTAGATATGCTAGAGCTACAAGAGCTAGAGAGTTAAACCTTCTACCAGAAACACAAGTAAAACTATTAGAAAATGATTTTATGGTTAGTGATATTTTCTCACTAATGAAAACATATTATAGACAAGTAACTCCAGATATTTTATTTACAAGAAAATATGGAGATCCTAATGGTTTAGGATATAAACTTATTGATGACGGAGCTGATTCTATGGCATCTCCAGGCTTAATGCAGGTAGCAGAAGAATATAATTTAAGAATATTTAAAGCTAATACTAAACAACAAAAACTTAAACTTGTTAAAGAAAAAAACCAAGTACTTGAAGATCTAGAAGCAGGTATAGAACTTGTTAGAGGTACATATGGTTTACCTGCTAATCCTCATGCTTGGACTTCTAGAGCTATGAGAACAATGAAACATTACAATGCTCTTACAATGCTTACAGGTTTTTTTGCAGCGACAGCTGACGTTGCCAGAATAGTTATGACTTCTGGTATTGAAAGAGGATTTAAAACACAATTTGAAATGTTATCAGATATGTTAGGAAAAAATGGTAGTCTTTTTAAAGCAGGTAAAAAAGAAGCTCAATCATTTGCTGAAGCAGTAGATATGATTACAGGACAAAGAGCTATGTTATTTTCTGATATTGGAGATATGTTTGGTATGACTTCTAAAATAGAAGGTATGATGGGTAAAGCAGCTAACTTTAATTTTATGTATGTAAACTTAATGTCTAGATGGACAGAGTTTATGAAAAGTGCTGCATCAGTTACGATTGGTTCTAGAATTATAGAAGACTCTATTAAATGGGGTAAAGGTACTTTATCAGATAAAAACAAAACTAAATTAGCAGCATCTGGAATTGATGAAGATACAGCTAGAAGAATAGCTAATTCATATGAACAACATGGAACTAAATTAAAATATAATTATATGGCTAACACTGCTGAGTGGACTGATGACGCAGCTAAAAATGCTTTTGGTGGAGCTTTAAATAAAGATATAAATATTACTGTTGTTACTCCAGGAAAAGGAGATACTCCATTATTTATGAACTATGAGTTAGCTAGTACTATTGTACAATTTAAAAAATTTGCAATGGCAGCAACACAAAGAATGTTAATGAGAGGTATGCAAGAAAAAGATTTAGATTTTTTATTTGGATCAATCTTATTAATGGGTACAGGTATGTTAGTTGATTCTGTTTATAGTACAATGAGATTTGATAAAGATTATAGTAAAATTCCTTTAAGTGTAAAACTTCTTAATGCATTTGACAGATCTGGATTAGGTGGAATTTATGTAGATGTTAATAGAGCAATAGAAGCTCTTACAGATAATAGAATAGGTATAAGACCATTAGTAGGTGCAAGAAGACCTTATGGGTCTTCTATGAAATCTAAAGTTGGTTTACTTGGTCCTTCGGCATCACAAATTTATAATATATTTGATATTATGTATGATGTTGGTGGAGGTAAATACAATCATTATACAGCACGTAATGTGCGTAGATTAATTCCATTTCAGAACGTATGGTATCTGGACTGGTTATTTGACGACATAGAAAAAGGATTACGCTAATGGCAATTAATATTTCTGATGTAGAACCACGAGTACAATATACTGCTACTTCTGGTCAAACATCTTTTACTGTAGGTTTTGAGTTTTTTACAAACACAGACTTAAAAGTATTTAATGGATCTTCACTATTAAGCTTTGCAGCTTCACCTAGTGATGCTACAGAATATTCTGTTACAGGAGCAGGTGTAACTGGTGGTGGATCAATTACATTAGGTGGTAGTGGAGCTACACTAAATGATATAATTACAATATCTAGAGATTTACCAATAGCTAGATCTACAGACTTTCCTACATCTGGAGCTTTTCAAATAGCTTCTCTTAATGATGAATTAGATAAATTAACAGCAATGGCTCAGCAATTAGAAAGAGATTTAAAATTTTCTCCTAGAGCTTCGGCAACAACAGCAAATACATTTAATATTACATTTCCTAATCTTGTTGCTAATAGAGTATTATCAGTTAACAGTTCAGGTAATGGTTTAGAATTTGCACAAGATATAACAGACATAACTGCTCTTGCAGCAATAACTAGCGACATTACTGCTGTAAGTGCTATAGCTAGTGATATTGCAGCAGTAGAAAATATTAAAACTGATATAACTGCAGTAGCAAATGATGCTACTGATATTGGAGCTGTTGCAGCTAAAGCAACAGAAATTGGTAGATTAGGAACTACAGCAGCAGTAGCAGATTTAGCATTACTTGGTACTTCAGCAGTTGTTGCAGATTTAGATGCTGTTGCAGATAAGGTTACTGAAATTGGTTTATTAGGAAATGCTGATGTTATAGCTGATATGGCTTTACTTGCAACATCTGATGTTATTTCAGATCTTAATACACTTGCTACAAGTGATATAGTAACTGATCTTGGTTTATTAGCGACTAGCGATTTTATATCAGATTTAAATACATTAGCTACATCTGGTAATGTTACAGCTATTAATAATGTAAGTGGTTCAATAGCAAGTGTTAATGAAGTAGCAACTAATCTTGGAAGTGTAAATGACTTTGCATCAAGATATAGAGTAGCTAGTTCTGATCCTTCTTCTAGTTTAGATGAAGGTGATTTAGCCTACAATACTACTGCTAATGTTTTAAAATATTACAATGGAAGTGCATGGATAACTATTGTTGCAGGATCTCTTACTGATATTGTACAAGATGGAACGCCACAACTAGGTGGTGACTTAGATGTACAAACTAATTCAATTGTAACAACAAGTAATAGAAATGTTTTATTAGCTCCTAATGGTACAGGAGTTGTTGAAGTAAAGGGAAATACTAATGGTGGAGCAATACAACTTAATTGTGAAAGTAATAGTCATGGTGTAAAATTACAATCTCCAGCACATAGTGCAGCACAAAGCTATACAATGAAACTTCCAGCTACAAATATAACTGCTGGTAAATTTTTAAAAGTAGATTCAATAACTGGCTCAGGAACAACAGCAGTAGGACAATTATCTTTTGCAGATGTACCTCAACCAACATTACCAACAGTAGCAGATGTATCTCAAACAATTGCTCCAGCTACAGCTACAACTATAAATATTACAGGAACAAATTTTAGTGGAATACCAATAGTACAATTTGTTAAATCAGACACAGGAGCTATTACATCTTCTAATACAGTTAGTTTAACTAATGCTACAACACTTGCAGTTAATGTAACTTTAGCTACAGGAACTTATTATGTTAGAATAGAATTAGAAAATGGTAGAGCTGCAAGAAGTACAAATGCAATCTTAACTGCATCTACTGCACCTACATTTAGTACAGGAGCTGGATCATTAGGAACTTTTGCTGGTAATTTTAGTGGAACATTATTTACAATTTCAGCGTCATCAGATAGTGCAATTACATTTGCAGAAACAACATCAGTTTTAGCTGGTGCAGGAGTAACATTAAATACTTCTACAGGTGCGTTGACGACTTCAGATTTTGGTGCTAGTTCAACTACACCGACTACGTATACGTTTACATTAAGAATTACTGATGTAGAAGGTCAAACTATAACAAGAGAGTTTAGTATGACTTCTAGCTTTGGAGCAACGGGGGGAGCGCAATTTAATTAATGAGTACAACAAACATATCAAAAGCACAATCAGCAGGTTCAGCAACAAATAAATTTACACTTTCATTTTGGGCAAAAAGAAGTGTAAATACAGCAGGTAGATTGTTTTCAGCTACAGGCTCTTCAGGTGATGTTTATTTTAGATTTAATGGTAACGCAACTATGGAATGGTCTGGTGATGCAAGTAATGCAAGTTCAGCTGGTTATTTTATAACTAATAGATTGTTCAGAGACTATTCAAATTGGTATCACTTAGTAATTAGATTTGACAGTACGCAAGGAAGTGCTTCTAATAGATTAAGATTTTATGTAAATGGAGTTCAAGAGGAAAGTTTTTCTTCTTATACAGATGTAAATCAAAATGCTGTAGATAAAATTAATTTATCAGGCAATACTCATTACATTGGTGGTACAGTTTCTTCTCAATATTTTCACGGTTTAATGAGCCACGTACATTATTGTGATGGTTATTCTTATGGTGCAGATAGTTTTGGTTCTACAGATGCAACAACTGGTGAATGGAAACTTACACCTCAACCATCAGTTACATATGGAAGTAATGGATATTTTATTTTAAAAGACGGAGCTACACTTACAGACAGCTCACCTAACTCTAATAATTTTGCAGTAGCTAATGGTACACTTACTGCTACAGAAGATTGTCCTAGTAATGTTTTTGCTACTATGAACTCATTACTACCAAGTGCGGATGCTTTGGTAGATCATGCTAATGGCATGAGTAATGGTAATCTTCATAATGGTGACCAATCACCTAATAACTGGAATGCTATTGGAGCAACAATGGGTGCTAGTACAGGTAAATTCTATTGGGAGTTTAAAATAGAAGGTGTATGGGGAAACACTTCTCAAACTTCTCACAGACATGGAATTGCAAATCTTAATACAAAATTAAATAATAATAGATCAAGTGCAGGTGATGTAGCTTGGACAGATGATACTTATGCTATTGGTTATCAAAACAGTAATGGAGTTAGATATAATAATTCTGTTACAATGACATCAGAATTTGGAACTTATGTAGCCAATGATATTTTAATGTTTGCTATGGATCTCACAAACCTAAAATTATATTTCGGAAAAAATGGAACTTGGTTAAATTCAGGTGACCCAACATCAGGAAGCACAGGAACAGGAGCATATTCAATTCCTGTTGCAGGAATATGGTGTCCTTATTCAGAAACAAAATATGGTTCTGATAAAGTATCTTGGAACATAGGAAATGGAGTTTTTAAAGCAACAGCAATATCTTCAGAAGGAACTAACGCATCAGGTATCGGTAAATTTGAGTATGATGTACCAAGTGGTTACACAGCTCTATCAACTAAAGGATTAAACGAATAATGGCATACACAACAATAAATAAAAGTACAGATTATTTTAATACAGTACTTCATACAGGAGCAAATAAAACAGTTTCAGTTGGATTTGAGCCTTCTTTTTCTTGGGTAAAAGAAAGAGATGCGGCTGGTCATGCTTTATTCGATGCAGTAAGAGGTGCAACTAAACTATTAGAAAGTAATAGTACTAATGCGGAAGCAACATTATCAGATTCATTAACTTCTTTTACATCAGATGGATTTGTTCTAGGCGCAGATTCAGGCGGTTATGTAGGTGGTTCTAGTCAAGCTACAGTATCGTGGAATTGGCGTGGCAACGGAGCTGGTTCATCAAATACAGATGGAACTATAACATCTACAGTTTCAGCTAATACGACAGCAGGATTTAGTATTGTAAAATGGACAGGAACAGCAAGTGCTGGAACAATAGGTCATGGTTTAGGTGTAGCACCAAAAGTAGTTTTAGTAAAAAGATATAGCACATCAGGTGGTGGTTGGCTTATGCAACATGGTGATTTAACAGGTGCAACTTATGTAGTAAAATTAAGTGCAACATCTGCTGAAGAAAATGATGGTGCAAATTTTAATAGTGCTTTTCCAACATCTTCTGTGTTTTCTGTTTATAATAGTAATAATACAAATAAAAGTGGTGATTTACATATAGCTTATTGTTTTGCAGAAAAACAAGGTTACAGTAAATTTGGTTCTTACACAGGTAATGCCAATGCAAATGGTCCGTTTATCTATACTGGCTTTAAACCTGCAATGATTTTTTTAAAAAATATAAATGATGGAGCAAAAAACTGGGAAATTATAGATAATCGTAGACCTAGCACAGGACAAAACCCAGCAGATGATATTTTATTTCCTGACACTGCTGATCCTGAATCTTCTAGCCAAACTGATAGATTAGT